ATCCTATAACATCATTTCCAGGTCAAGGAATATGTGTGTGGGGTCAGAAAACAACACAAAAGAAACCAACAGCACTTGATAGAGTGAATGTAAGACGATTGATGATTAAACTTAAAAAGTTTTTTGCAAGTACATCAAGGTTTTTGGTATTTGAACAAAATACAGTTGCTACTAGAGATAAATTTTTGAATATTGTTAATCCATTTATGGAACAAGTTCAATCAAACTCTGGTCTAACTGCGTTTAGAGTTGTAATGGATGAAACAAATAATACTCCAGATGTTGTAGATAGAAACATACTATATGGTCAGATATTTGTTCAACCTACAAAAACAGCAGAGTTTATTGTATTAGACTTCACAGTCCAACCAACAGGAGCTACATTTGAAGGTTAATTGATTGGTATCAACGATATAAAAAAGAGCTTATAACAAAAATATAAGCTCTTTTTTTTCTACATTTTTGATATTTATATATGAAAATATATAGCTTCTAACTCTATAATTTAATTTTTAGGAGAAAAATAATGGCAGAATTAATTGACGCTAATGATATAATGTTCACACCGTTTGAACCGAAACTTCAGAACAGATTTATTCTTCAGATAGATGGTGTTCCGGCATTTACAATAAAAGCCGCTAACAGACCAGAAATAGTATTTGAAGAAGTTGAATTACACCACATGAATGTTGTTAGATATGTGAAAGGTAAAGGTCAGTGGTCTGAATTATCGATGACATTATATGATCCAATTGTTCCATCGGCTGCTCAATCTATAATGGAATGGGTAAGATTATCACATGAATCTGTAACTGGTAGGGATGGTTATTCAGACTTTTATAAAAAAGACGTAACTATTCAGATTTTAGGTCCTGTTGGTGATATAGTGGAAGAATGGTCTTTGAAAGGTACTTGGGTAAAACAAGCAACATTTGGTACTTTGGATCAAACTACTAATGATGCTGTCGAAATCGAAGTAACTTTACGATACGATTACGCTATACTTCAGTTTTAATAAAATTACATTGAAATATAGAAAAAAACCTTCAATAAAAGTTGGGGGTTTTTTTATTTTATATATATTTATATATGAACTATGGTTATAAATTAAATTAATTAGAGGTTTTACATTATGTCAAAAGATTCAACTACAACAAATACAAAAAAAGATTTAACTACATTTGATGGTATTATAGATATGGTATTACAACACGAAGGTGGTTATGTGAATGATCCTGCTGATCCAGGTGGGGAAACCAAATATGGGATATCGAAAAGAGCTTACCCAAATGTTAATATAAAAAATTTAACAAAAAATGATGCTAAGGAAATATATAAAGAAGATTATTGGGGTGTTGGTAAATGTGATAAAATTCCACCACATTTAAGACATATTTATTTTGATATGTGTGTAAATTTTGGTATTGGGAAAGCTGTAGGGGTTTTACAAAGAGCAGCTAATTCCAAAAGTGGTAATAGATTAAATATAGATGGTAAACTTGGTCCTTTAACATTGGGAAGTATAAAAAATCTGGAAGTTGATAGAGTTAGATCTTTCCGTGTTTTGAGGTTCGCTGAAATAACAATAAATAATCCAAATTTATCCAAATTTTGGGTAGGTTGGTATAGACGAGCTACCGAAGTATAGGAGAAAATAAAATGGCAAAAACAGATAGAGTATATGATGAATTAAATGAATTGTGGGAACAATTCCAAGAAAATCATAGAAAATTTGATGAAAAAGGTAATAAAGCTGCTGCACAAAGAGCAAGAAAAGCTATTGGTGGTATTAAAAAGTTAGTTACCGAGTACAGACAGGCGTCTGTAAGTGAAACAAAATATTAATAATTAGGAGTTTAAAATGGCTGAAGAACAAAAACAAAAATTTCCAACTGAAATTATAGATTTACCAAGCGGTGGAAAAATCTATGGTAAAGATTCACCAATTTATAGTGGTAAAATAGAAATTAAATATATGACAGCTAAAGAGGAAGATATTCTTACATCACAAAACCTTATTAAAAAAGGAAGAGTTGTAGAAACACTACTTGATTCTTTAATAGTTACAAAAGGTGTACAATGTGATGATTTAATATTAGGTGATAAAAATGCTGTGATGGTTGCGGCACGGATTTTAGCGTATGGACCTGAATATAATATTGAATTTACAGAACCTACATCGGGTGAAAAAGTACAACATATTTTTAATTTAGCAGACTGCCCATTTAAAAAATTACCTGATGATATAAATTATTCAGAAAATCAATTTGAATTTAAATTACCAGCTTCAAAAGCTGTAATAAAATTTAAGATTTTAACAGGTCATGAAGAAAGACAAATTGAAGATGAATTAAAATCTGTAAGAAAATTAAATCAACAAGTTACTCCAGAGTTGACAACAAGGTTAAGGAAAGTTATCATTGAAGTAGATGGTAATTCAGAACAAGCTGCAGTTAATAATTTTGTTGATAATATGTTATCAAGAGATTCTTTACATTTAAGAAAACAAATAACTAAAATAGCTCCAGATATAATATTGAAACAAGAAATAGAAATGGGAGGTGAAACGGTCGAAGTGGATATTCCTTTAACCGTTGAATTTTTTTGGCCTACGTCCTAAAGATAAATTATCATTACATTCAAATATTTTTTCTTTAATATATCACGGCAATGGTGGTTTTACATTTAGTGATATATATGATATGCCCGTTTATTTAAGAAATTTTTATTTTAGAAAATTAATTGAAATTAAAGATACCGAAAAAGAACAATTAGAAAAAGCAAAAAATCCCAATAAAAAACAAAACAGACCACAATCCAGATTCCCGTTAAATCAATCTAAATAATATATTTCCAATTTTATAAGTATTTTTATATTTATATATGAATAGTACCCAAATCAGGAGAAGATTATGTCAATTAAACTGAAAAACTTAGTAAAGTTACAAGAATCAAAAGAAGAAAAAAAACCTATAGCAGAAGGGTTTTTTTCTAAGTTAAAATCTATGTTTGGTTCAAAAGGTGATAAAAAATTAAAAAAATTAAAAAAGAATAAAAAATTTATGGGTCATGTAAATGATTTAAATAAAAACTGGGATGATTTGGCCAAAATGATAGAAAAAGATTATGGTGAAAAGGTTAATTTTAAAAAGTTTAATGCTAGTGATTTTTTATAAAAAATAGAGAATAAAAATGCCAGAAGAAGGTGTAAATCCAAAAAATGTTCAGAAGTGGAAACAAGATACACAAGACGCTGCTGAAAGTTTAAAAGAAATTAGAGATGTTAGTGCGATTATTAACAATTACACTAAAGACATGTCTAAAAATCAAATTAAAAACAATCAAAATATGGCAATATTTTTGAATGCTTCCATGAAGGCTGCAAAATCTGGTAAAATAACTAATGAACAATTAAAAAGTAGATCTGCTGTAATAAAAGAAATTGCTAATAGAGAGTTATCAATAGATCAAATAAAAGGAAAACAAAAAAGTCTTGAAGAAGAAATCATTAAAACTAAAAGAAGATATGTAGGTGCAAATGCACATATTGGCAAACAAAAAATACAAGAACTTAAAAAAGATCAATTATTATTACAAGCAGAAAAAAATCGTTTAAAAGCTGTAGATCAGAGGAATCACATCCTTGGTGCCATCGATGGTGCTACGGGTGGTATGGTTGGTAAGTATAAACAATTAAAAGCATCAGTAGCCAAGGTAGGAATGGGTACGGTGGCGTGGGCTGCTGCAATCACTGCTGCAGTTGCTGTTTTAAAAATGTTCAGTGCAGGAATTGATGAAATAGGTAAAAAACTTGGTTCTGTAGGAGTCACTGAATTTGGTGATGACTTGATGAAATCAAGTGCTGAAATGCAAAGACTTGGTTTTAGTACTGAAGATGCAGTTTCTTCTGCACAAACTCTTGCAAATAATTATGGTATAGCATTTGATGAGGCTATTAAGTTAGGACCAGAAGTTGCAAATATGTCTAAATCACTCGGAATGAGTGCTGAGGAAGGTTCTAATCTTTTAGGTACTTTAACCAAAGTTGGTGGATTAACAACACAACAAGCGGTTGATTTGTCTAAATCTGCTGAAATGTTGGCACACGCGGAAGGTGTAGCTCCGGCAGCAGTTATGGATCAAATAGCCAAAGATACGGAATTTTTCGCTAAATATTCCAAAGATGGTGGTGGGAATATAGCTAAAGCAGCTATACAAGCATTAAAATTGGGAACTAGTTTAGATAAAATTTCTGGTATAATGGAAGGAATGTTAGATTTTCAATCATCCATTGAAAAGGAAATGGAAGCATCAATATTATTGGGTAGGCAACTTAATTATCAAAAAGCCCGTGAATTGGCACTTAATAATGATATTGAAGGTGCAATGTCTGAAATTATAAAACAAGTTGGTTCTGAAGCTGAATGGAATAAATTAAACGCGATTCAAAGAAAGGCGTTGGCAGATTCAATTGGTGTTGGTGTGGATCAGATGGCGAAATTCGTATCCAACCAAGATAAAGCCACAACATTGGGTGATAAATTATCTAAACAAGAAGGGTTTGAATCATTGGTTGGTGCGGATGCAATTGATGATTTGGCGGAAGTTATAAATAATTTAAAATCACTTGGTGCTACATTGGTTAGAATTATAGGTCCTGCTATAAATATGATATTAAAACCACTCGTTGCTTTAACGGGGTGGTTTACTGAATTCGGAGAAACGGCTAAAGTGACGGCTGGTATATTAGGCACTATATTATTGCCGACTGTAATTAAAAGTATAGTAACTAGTGGTGTGTGGATAAAGAAAAAAACTATAGAAAATTTATTATTATTGAAAAGTAATGCATTGTGGTTGAAAAATAAAGTTTTAATGATAGCCAATGCGGTGGCAAGTAAAGCGGTTGCGGCGGCCCAGTTTTTGGTACAAATAGGGTTGTGGGCAGCAACAGCGGCCAGCACAGCATTTGGTATATCATTGAATGTTGCTTTGTTTGGTATCCCAGCATTAATAGCTTTGGTGGTTGGTGGGATAATTTGGTTGACTCAAAATTTTGATGCTGTTAGTTCGGCA